TAATGCTAGTGCTCTTGGCATAAATAATAATACCAATTATCAAGCATATTTAGATAGCCATCAAGCGTCTAAAGTTGTTTGCAATCCTACTACAGGAGCTTTACCTGTTGTAAACCCATCGACAAGTGGTGATGGATCAGGTGGTAATGGAAGTGTTTCAGGAAATAATTCAGGATTTACCAATGCAGAGCTAAATGCTATTCAACAGGGTCAAAATGATGCTTCAAATGCTGTTGGAACTGGCACTCAAAGTGCATCTAATAATAATATTGGATATGTTTCTCCAAGTGGAAATGTATCAATAACTGGTGCTCCTGAAGATATAAATAACAATACGACTATTCAAACACCTGCAGGATCAGAAGTTTATGATTCAACATCTAGCCCAACGGGTTATGTAAATGCTGATGGTCAGCCTGTAAATGAAGATGGAACTCCTTATGTGCCACCAGTTTCAACGCCTGACAATACTATAGTTCCTGATTTACCTTTACCTGAAAATCCAAGCGGTGGAACAAGTGGCGGTGGTGGAGCTACACCAACTCCTTCTGAGCAACCACCTGCAACCAATCCTACTCCAAGCAGTGGAACAAGTGGTGGAACAGGTGCTTTACCTGTTGTAAATCCATCCCCTACTGAAGGTTCTGGCGGTGGAACGGGGGCTTTGCCTGTTGTAAATCCATCAACAGGTAGTGATGGATCAGGTGGCAATGGAATTGTTTCAGGAGATGGTTCAGGCGCAGGTGGTTCAGGTGGAAATGGTACAGAAACTACACCTGTTACAACTCCCACAGATACATCAGGTGGAACAGTTGTTGTTGCTCCAAGTTCAGGTGGAACTACAGGTGGAACTACAGGTGGAACTACAACGACAACTAAGACTACTTGCACACCTACATCAACACCACAAGTTGTATGCAATAGCTCAAAAGGAGCTTTGCCAACCCCATTAACAAGCCAATCTTTAGCAGGAGCACCTGTGTATAACTCAAATTCTCAAATTTTAAAGAAATTACAGCAATTAGACCCTAGAATCCTTCAAGCTTTAGGAATCAATTTAGGGGCTACTTCTGCATCTGAAGAACCATCAAATCTAGTTGGCGCTCAACCACAGGCATCTGCAAATACAAACCCAAACTCTCCTCTGTATCAGACATCTTTAGCTGCTATGAATGAAAACGATCCAACCCCCAATATTCCTGTAGCTAGAGAGGGTGGTAGCAGGGATGCTATTTTAGAAAGACATGGGGAAACTGAGCATATTCCTGAATTTATTACAGGAGCTACAGGACATTATGTAAAAGGAAAAGGGGATGGTCAATCTGATGATATTCCTGCTATGCTGGCTGATGGTGAGTATGTTTTTGACGCTGATACTGTGGCTGCTTTGGGAAATGGTTCAAGCGATGCTGGGGCTAAACTCCTAGACCATTTTAGAGAAGCGCTACGGGAGCATAAGCGTTCAGCCCCAAATCATAGTATCCCTCCAAAGGCTTCTCCTTTACAATATATGAAAGAAGCCTTAAAACGGCACTCGAAAGGTTAATTATGGCATTACCAAATTTATCCGCTTCCTGTATGGGAAATACTACATCTCCAGTAGCTACAATTCCAAATGCAGTTGCCCCTTCGACTTGTTATTCTAATCAAGGTCCTGCAATGACGCAGGAGCAGTGGGCTAATAGTCCTGCATCTAAAGTCATGGGGAATAGCTATCAACAATATTTAAGCCAAGTAGGTCAACCTATTCAATCACCTCAAGTTTGCAATGCTGGAATGCAACAATCAGCCCTGCCCACAGGTTTTATTGGAGATTGCTATACAACACCACAAGCTAATCCTTATGCAACAAATGCTGCCCCTACATCAGTAGGATCAATGGGTGCAGGATCTTTATCGCCTAATTTAGCTAATACATCGCCTAATTTAACACCAAATCCATTATCAACATATGCTCCTACAGGAACAGCTCAGGGTGCAGTAGCTCCTAATTTAGGCGTTACAGCAGGATCTAGCACACAAGGCACTTTAACCCAAGGTGGTGCTTTACCTAACATTACCACTACTCAAAGTGCTACAACTGCTGCTCCACAGTTCTATACATGTTATCTTAATAATATTGCTAAATCAGGAACTGCTGCTGCTCAAGGTGCTCAATATGTTGGAGCTACTGATTTACAAAATCAAGCTTTTAATCAAGTTGCTAACAATGCAGGAAATTATCAACCTACATTAAATGCAGGTATTAATACTGCTAAAGGCGTGGCTAATTCTTGCATTTCTCAATTAGCTCAAAGCTATATGAGTCCTTACACAAAATGTGTAGTTAATGCTATTGGAAACCTTGGCGAAGCTAATATTGCTCAAAATATTGCCCCACAAGCCACTGCAGGTATTGTAGGCGCAGGTCAATTTGGCTCAGCTCGTGGTGCTCAAGCATTAGGGCAAACTTTAGCTAATGCAGGTCTTGGAATTACTGCTCAACAGGCTTGTGCTCTGCAAAAAGGTTACAGTCAAGCGCTATGTGCTGCAAAAGCACAAGAGCAATTACAGCTTCAAGCAGGCGCTCAACTTACTTGCCAAGCTAAAACTACTTCAGGTCTTGGTATTGCTTGCACAAATGCTTTGGCTACATTGGGTCAACAAAAGCAAACAATTGCTCAAAACGCTCAATGTTACCCAATGCAACAACTTACAAACGAGTCTGCTTTATTGCGTGGTTACACCATTCCTACAGCTACTTCATCTACTTATACTGGACCAATCCCCGGTGCTTATGCTACATCGCCATTGGCTCAAATTTCAGCCCTTGGAACAACAGCAGCAGCACTTATGAATGCAAAAACATCTTGCGGAACACTTGGTGGAGCGCTTGCTACAGGATTAGGAAAGTTAATTAATGGTGTATCAATTTCATCAAATAGCAAATGCCAAGCTGCAATTGATGCTGCTAATCAAGGAAAAACAACTGTAGCATTACCTGTAGATCCAAGTTGGGGAGCACCTGTTCAAGGAACTGGTGCTAATGGCGGTGCAGGTGCAGGTCAAATATTAGGACAAGATGGAAATGTTTATACAGATCCAACATATGGTACAGGTGGCGGTAGTGTTGTAAACAATCCTATTGACTTTAGTAGCCCAGATTATGTTGGACCTTAAGGAATAAATTATGGCACTACCTACAATTACAGATGATTCTTCAGATAATCAACAATCATCTCCATCATATTTAGATTCTGTTGGAGATGCTAGGAATGAATTCAGCCTTGCTAACAAAGCCGCTTCTGATGCATTAATGCAAAGAATTAACCCATCTACAAATTGGTGGGCAGCTACTGGTGCTTTATTGAAGCCTACTCGCACAGGTAGTTTTGGTGAATCTGCTGGCAATTTTGCTGAAGAGCTTGGAAAACAACAACAAGCTAATGAAGCGCAATTGCCAAGTCTTATTCAAATGAGAGCGCAAGTTGCAAGCCAAAATCTTCAATTAGCAGAAAAAACGGCATTAAAACAAGCTACTAACGATTTTATTTCTAATCCTACAGATAAGAAAGCAATTGCTAATATTGCTTCTTTATCTCCAAATGGAATTAAAGATGTTGTTGAAATTGCTAAAAATGCACCAAGAATCAGGTCTTTGATTAATGGTACAGCTAACGCTGAATCAACCCCATTTGATGTTTTGACTGCTGTAGATGATCCAGTAATTTCAGGTCAAGCAAAAGTCTTGCAAAGCAAATATAAAAATGGCGAGATTGATGAAGAAAAAGCCAATGCATTAGGTCAGCAAATGCTTCAGCTTTACACAACAAGCAACGATAAGATGGCTACCAAACAGATTTCAGCCATGCTTGCTCAGCAAGGTTTTGACCTTAAAAAGATGATGTATGAACAAACTCAGCGTGAACAACAAGGAAAAGCTGAAAATGTTCGGGATCAGGCTATTGCTTCTGCTGAATCTGTACAACAAACAATTGAAAAAATTAAAAATCATCCGGGAAGAGAAAATGGTCTTGGTATGGCTCTTGATCCAAGAAAAATGATTCCCGGCACTGATGTATACAATTTTAGAGAACAGATAGACCAACTTAAATCAGGCACATTCTTGAATAATGTTCAATCTATGCGTGGATTGGGCGCACTATCAAATGCTGAAGGCAATAAAATTACTGACGCAATTGCTAAGATTAATCCAAATATGTCTAAGAAAGAGTTTGATTACAACTTGAACTTAATTAATGAGACATTGGAGAAAGCCAAAATAAGAGCTACTAAATTGGCATCTTCTTATGGAAATAACAATCCTGCCCCACAAAATTCTGCTCCTCATCCAAGCGCACATATTTTGAATAACAGGGTAATTATTCCTAATTCAAACAATACTGGTTGGGTTTATCAAGATACTGGCGAGGCTGTCAAATGAGTTTACCTCCACCCCCTGAAGGCGCTGTTCCACTTAATAGTAATTTGCCACCTTTGCCCAAGGGGGCTACTCCCATATCTGGTAGCGAATGGGACAGTAATGAGCCTGTTCCTGAAATCAAAAATGTAAAAGCTCCACAAAAGCTTAATTTTGCAGACAAAGTTGTTGAGAATTTACCTGCTGAGCTATTTCAACACCCACATCCAACCGCACAGCTTGCTATAGGGGCTATGAAGCCATTTGCAGGTTTAGCGGAATATGGTGGCATCACTGCTCCTGCAGAAGTCTTAAATCGTCTTTCTAAGCGTTTTGAAGAAGGACCAAGCTCAGGAGCTGCAAAGGCTTTAGATGTAACGGGTCAAGTATTGCCCATTGGCGCTACAACTAGAGCTATTTCAGAAGTCCCACAGGTAGCTCAATATCTTTCAAACGCTCAATATCTTCCAAAAATTGCTGATTTTGCTCAAAAGGTTGCCAAAGCTTCTCCATTTGCCAAATACGCATCTATGGGTGCAGGACAATCTGCTTTAGCTCCTGTTACAACTCCTGAAAACCAAAATCAAAGCTATTCTGATATGCTGGGAGAAAAGCTTTTAAACACAGGTACAGGCGCTGTTGTCGGTGGTAGTTTAGGAAAACTCAGTCAAGCAGTTTTAAATCCTAGAGTTGCTGAAAAGGTTCAAATGCTTAAAGACTTTGGCATGAAGAACCTTACACCGGGGCAATTATTAGGTTTTCCTGAGTTTGAAAAGAAGCTCACAAGTTTGCCTATTTCGGGATGGTTGATTAATAAAGAGCTTGAAAATGTCAACCAAGAAATGAATAAATCAGTGGCAAACAAAGCTTTGTCTCATATTGGTGAAAAGCTTCCTAAAGATGTTAAGGCTGGTACAGACATGATGGAGCATCTTCAAAATAAAGTTAATGAATCTTATGACAATATTGCCGACAAAATTCATTTCATTCCTACAAAAAATACCATTCCCAACTTGACTCAAGTTTCTCTTGCAGCTACTAAAAATTTAACTCCTGCTGAAAGGGAAACTTTCAACAGCATTGTTAAAGATAAGTTTTTTGAGCCTTTGATTGGAGAAGGTTCAAATTATGAGCTAAGTGGTCATCAATTCAGAGACATTGAAAGCACAATTGGTACTATTGCTCACAGATTAAGCACAAGCACTTCTGCTAGTGAGCGTGGCGTTGGATATGCTCTTTTAGACTTTCAGCAAGGATTGCGTAAAGAATTAGCTGAAATTAATCCTGCTCATGCTAAAGAGTTGCATGGTATTCATGATTTCTTTAAAGACTATTTGCGTATTAACAAAGCTTCAGGAAGCGCAGGAGCTGTATCAAATAGAAATGTATTTAATCCTGCTCAACTATTGGCATCTGCTCGTGGAATGTCTACAGCGGCTCAAAAAGGTTCTAGTTCAGGCAGAATGATGTCAGAAGCTCAAGACATTCAAGATGTTCTTGGGAAAGCTGTTCCTGATAGCGGAACTGCAGGTCGTGTTGGTGTAATGGGAGCTTTGACAGATTTAGCTGCTCATGGAACTACAGGCGCTGCAGGAGGTTTGCCGGGGCTTGCTATTCCTGCTCTTATGACAGGCGCTGTTTACAACCCATTGTCAAGAAAACTGATAAACACTGTTGCAACAGGAGAGCGACCTGAAGCTGTTAAAGCAACACAGCCTGCAGTTTCAGGCGCTCTATCACAAGTTGGTAGTGCATTGTCTTCTCAGTCTAATGAATCTCCATAATCCATTCCTTCGTGAGGAATTTTGCCCCCTCTTTAGGGGGCTTTTTTTGCACATTCTTTACAACGACTGATAAATCCATTACGACCTTTTCTTTTATAGAATAGGAATTGAGCCTTAACAACCTTACAAACAGTGCAACGCTTTAATCCTTTTTGAATGGTAGGCTTTCTATATCCCCAATCCTTTTCATCCCATCCATGCTTTATGCGCCATCGTAAGGTTGCTTCAGGTATTTTGAGTTCTCTTGCTTTTTGCCTTACGCTCATAGCTTCTTAATCAAAACATAGCGAACCCAATTCTTGCCTGCCTTGGTTTCAGGGATGCTGACAATCTCATACAGGGAACGCAATTTAAAGATTACATCAGCCAATCTAGTGATACGATATAGGCTGATAGCTTCCCATGAAGTGATGGACTTATGCTTTCTTAAATGTTGCAAAACTACATCTTTTTGAATCTTAATCATACTTAGCCCCCGTTACAAGTGATGGAACTCTTCTAAACTCATCAATACGGGATTGCATTGGATGAGGCTTTGGTTGATAAATTTTTTCAAATTTATGCATTAACTTTATTTGCTCTTTACCGCTAACTGCTTTTTTCATATTCTCTTTACCTTTTTAAAAGAAATACAATCCAAACATTCCCAGCGTCTTACTTTGCCTGCTGAAATCATTTCACCATCAGTTTTCATCTTTTGGCACTTCTGACAAAACCTCCTTCCCAAAACTTTTCTCTCTGCTTTCGCTACTTCTTTCCGCAAATCCATTGCTGCCTTTCTTTTTAAAAATCTCATCCCAATTAGAACGATATTGGTCTGTTACTTTTTTTTGTTTTTCATTCATGATTGTTTCCTATGGATAGCATCAATATCAACTCCTTCAAATTGATTTTCATCTTTAATTCTTAATAAACAATCTGGATCATCAAATGGTGGTGTCCAACCATCAATATCAACCCAATCCTTGTACCAAGAATATTTTTCTTGAATGGTAAAACCCACCGCCCATAAGACGATGAGTTTAAAGTGTTTATGTAATTTCATATGAATCTTGTAGCTAACCAAATCAAAGTAGCGTACAAAATAAGGTCTGCTACAAAGAAATATGGAAAATATGCTTTGCGGTTAAATTGAAGTTTCATGCTGTCTCCCTGTCGTTGAGTTGTTCAAAAATATCTACTAATTTCAAAATGCTATTGATTGGCAAGCTGCACTCGCCATTAGTTTCAGTGAAGATGAATAAGCGAATAGCAAATACATCTGCATCATCTATGGTTGTGCCGTTAGGCGTTACATGGGTAATTTTCATGATTAGCCCCGTAGGGGCATCCTTTCTTAGCGTGAGGTTACTTTAACTGTATAAACAGCAACAGGAGCTTTTTTGTAATTAGCCAAAACTTCTTCGGTAATGCCGAAAGCTTCATACAAAGATTTGGTATCAACTGTGGAACGCTGTGTAGATGTGCATACAGCCTTGAACATAGAACCTTCTACATCTAAACGCTGATTGCCTTTGGCATCAACATCTTGAAGAGAGCACTCATCTTTAAGAGCGTTTTTGATTGCTTCTGCTTGTGCTTCTAATTCAGCGATTTGAGCTTGTAAAGTACCGAGTAAATCAACTGAAGCGGTTTTGGTTTGCATCAACATTTTTGTTTCTCCTTAATTAACTGGACATCCAGTAAGAAGAACTATATCAAAAATTATCCACTTACGCAAATATTTTTATTAGGACTTTCCCTAATAGGGTGGGGGTGGCAACCGGCAGATGGGGTTCAAATGAAGTAAAAACCCCGAAACCACCCCCGTAAAGCTTATTTATACTTGTTTTTTAACTGCCAAAACGATAATAAGCACATAAACATGCTTAAACCACGCTCTAAATCAGCCTCTGACCATTCAATAATCTTGACTTGTACAGGTAGTTGTACAGATACAAAAGCATTAGCGCAACGAGCTTTTGGCATTCCAAGACCATGCCTGTAGGCTGCGAGCTGCATCAGATGCTCGTCATACGCCACAATCTTATCGGGATCAGTAAACTCCTTGGTTTTGATGTCAACCACTATTCCATTGAATTGGTGATTGCTTTTAACCATTAGGTCGCATTTACCACCATAACCATCTTTGGCAAAGGATACTTCAGGAAGCCATAGATTAGCCCCAAAATGGTCATCCAAGGCTTTTTCTGTAGCTTTGCCATGCTCTAGGTATCCTTCAAGCAAATGCCCCTCATAGAACGCCTGAATGCCTGCATGAATGGCAGTTCCACGCTCACTAGCCTTGCGACCAGTTTCCTTTGAGTCATGCTGTACACGAGCTGCAAATGCCTCTAAAGACTCCCCATCAAGCTTTGGAAGAGTTAAGGAAGCCATAAGCATTTCATTAAGCTTCCATACCTCTAAACCCGGTGATGCTGCCATGCGAATAATTCCACTGACTGATGGAACTAGATCAAGGGTACGAGCATCCCTAAGAGTTGTATTGCGTAGTGAGCCATCTTTTTTGGATGGAACTTGATACATCGGCTCACCTGATCGTGTATACCAATGACCAGATTCTGCAACCTTATTATCTTTAGCAATCATTTTTTGCCCTTTGATAATTTTCTTAAATTAAGTAAATCTTTTTTCCAATCTTTTTTTGCTATTTCGTATCTATCATCAATAATGCTTTTTAAGTCTCCCAAAACATCATATCGCCACAAAGAATTTTTTTCGTCAAATTCTTCCCAATTGAGAATATCTGCTTCACCACTATCTTCGCTAATTTTTATTCTTGGTTGTTTCATTTTTTCACCTTATTCTTTGATCCTACAGGTCTGCCACGCTTTTTAGGAACAGGAAATGTAACAACTGATTTGGTCTTAGGAGCATCAAGAGAATGATCCTTCGCCCATTTGTAAATATTTTTTGTTGATGACAATTTCTTTTCTTCAGGTTTCCATCCTTCAAGTTTGGCAACCTTTGTTTTTAACGCCTGAACTTCATCAATTAAAAATGCAATGTTGTCCAAGATTCTTGCTTTATCCATTGAGCTAATAAACATAACTTCTCCTTATTGAAACCAAAGATAGAATCCATGAAGGATTCCGATTGGAAAGAAAATTGCTCCTGCAACTAAAAATCCCCAAGCTGCATGACCAAAACAAAACAAAATGTGCGTGATCCATGCACAGACGCAAAGAATTCCTAAAATTATTCCGTAGTTCATAAAATATCCTTTATAATCAACAAATTATCAAAATGGGACATCATCATCCATAGTAGCTAGATCCGCTACTGGCTTTACAAATGGGGTGCTGCTGAGCTTTTTATACTCAGGTGACTCCATAATCTTTTTCTTGATGCCATCGGACAAAGAATCAAACAAACCTTGGTCAAATGTATCAGCCTCTAATGACAAGCTTGTATGTTTGTTAACACCATCAGGTAACCCATTCTTTTTGATAATTGCAGGAACAGGTGATACCGCCTTGACATTGGCATAAGTCTTTTTGTTCTTGTCATTGGTATCGTGGCTGATGGTTACCATGCACCATTTGTCCAACAGATTAGTAATGTCAAAACCTGACAACTCTTCCAAAGTAAATGGTTTGCCACGCCAAGACTCCAAAATGGCTCTCAGAGTTGCTTTTTCAGACAAGCTAAGGGTATAGTTGCCTGAAATGATTAAAGGCTTCCCATCGGCTGTAGTCAAAGGATTCCCATCATCATCTTCACCATGCAATTCCCAAGATACAAGAATCTTGCGGAGGGTATTGCCATAAGAGTTTTGATGGCTACCCATATCTACGATGCGATAGCAACGAGCCAAATGGTTACCTGATGGGGCTAGTTGAAAGTCGCCCCCTCCACTTGTTGACGCAATAATAGCCATATTAAGCCTTTCTAAAAATGTTGCCAAAGTCAGCAAATACATCCGAAAGGACTTGCTTTGAGTGGCATGGTTGATTAGGTTTACCGCATTCAAATCTGATGATGTCCATATCATCTGCGGTTAATGTGCCAGACTCCATACGCTCCAAAGCCCGTTCTAAAAGGAACTCCCGTTCTCGTTCTGCGTGAAACAATTCTGCATCAGTCATAATTTTCTCCTTAACGACACTATGTCGTAAGTAAAACTATAAGTTATTTTTAAAATGTTTGCAAATTATTTTTAAAAGGTTTATGATGCAATTTATGAAATTTAAAGAAATCGTAAAATTACTTGGACAAAAAGAGATTGTTTACATGTGCGGTGTAACTCAGCCAACTGTAACCAACTGGCTTAAACATGGGATACCAGAGTATCGTCTTATTGTTTTAGCCTCTCGGATTGAAGAGTTAACAAACGGCAAAGTAACCAGAAAACAGCTTTGCCCTAATCTTTATAAGTTTGTATGGACTAACTTGTAATAGAAGTACCAGCGGATGCTGGATTAATCAACTTTGGATAAAGGAGTAGTAAATGCTTGAATTTCCATCACAAGATGGCATTGAGATTTATGCTAGCGACAGCGGTTTTATTTGTTTTTCAGCAGATGGATTGGCTAGTGGAATGGATGCTCAGACAGTTTGCATATCAATTGGGCAATTCCGTTCTGTAATCAAACATGCCAATGAGCTTATTGCAAGTGCTGAAGCCAACAAAGCCCTAGCGAAAGAAAAATACAATGCCAAATAGACTTCTCAAAGAAGGTATTGTGGACTCAGATAGAATAAATTCGCTATCAGCCCAAGCCGAAGTGTTTTTTTATAGACTTCTGGTCGTTTCCGATGATTTTGGCTGTATGGATGCTAGAACATCTATTCTAAGAGCACGATGCTTTCCACTTAAGGACAATGTTACCCCTGAACATATTGGCAAATGGATTGCTGAGTTATTGGAACAAAAGCTTTTAATTTCATACACTTGCGAAGGTCAGCCCTATGTTCAAATTTTAAAATGGGAGCAAAGAGTTCGGTCAAAAGGTAAATATCCGCAACCAACTGAAGAACAATTGTCAGACATTTGTCAAACAGTTGACAGCAATGTGCAGACATATGACGGCTTGGGGAAGGGGAAGGGTAAGGGTAAGGGGGCATCAACGAATATTCGTTTCGATGCCAACAAAGGTTCTTTTGAAGGGATTGAAGAAAACCAAATGGAGATTTGGAAAAAAGCTTTTCCTGCTGTAAACCTAACTCTTGAGATTGCCAAGGCAGGCGCTTGGATGGTTGCTAATCCAAAACAAACCAAATCGAATTACAACCGATTTCTTACAAGCTGGTTTACAAGATGCCAAGACTCAGGTGGAACTAAGGATGGTCAACCAAAAAAGTCCACAGCCCCTGATTTTATGAAAGGAAGTAGCTACTATGCTCGGTCATAAACAAATCATTGAATTGCGTAGGAATCGTCAAAAGCCTAAGAGCGTGTTCTTTTTTGCTAGACCTGAACCTAAAGTCTTAAAAGATTGGATGAACCCTGAGTTTGGCATTATTCGTGGAGAGCACCCTGATGTTTATGCAGGTGATAGTTCTGCTAAAAAGGCTGATTTGACATGGGCTAGAGGTTTAAAAATTCACCTTATTGCTGATACTAGGGAGGATTTTTTAG